GAAGCGTGCGTAATCACGCACAAGCAGGCGCAACGATTAAGCGCCTTCAACTCCGGTTGAAAGGCGGAGAAGATGGGAATCCGGGGCGAATGTCACGGAATACAGAGTGGTTCTCAAATTCGGAGGGGGTAGGGCGCTACGGGGGGAAGTATTATCGACCCCCACTTATGCCATGAACTTCATGGCCAAGAAATCATACAAGGGACCACGCATGGAACCTGCAGTAATGAGAATGTCTTTTGACGTTGAATCAGATGTGAAATATCTGGATCTCTCGCAATGTGCGAGTATTTTGAACCGCAGATTCTACAATCAAGGAATTCAATGGGCAATTGCCCGGATTACATTTGTTGATACCACTGGTACAGCTAATGGCACGGTTAACGTGCAGAAGATACCCACAACTTGGGTAGCTGCAAATAGTTGGAAGAAATCTGAGGCCGCTTGGGACAAGATGAATGACAATGCCATGGAATTCGCTGAAGGAGTAAAACCACGTTATTACGATTACAAGATTCACATGGATCAGACTCACGTTTCCAGTGGATTTGCAACAAATCTACTACCTGTAGGCATTACCCCTGCACTTGCGGGTGAATGGCTGGCATCTGAGTTCGTTATCCCCGATGAGGGAACCAATACTGTGCAGACTTTTAAGGTGCACATGATGGGTGCAGATAACGTCAATGGTAAAGGATTAGTCACGGGATACTCTAGATCACGTGCACTTCCTTTTGACCCAGATCCACGTACGTTTTCTACGTTAAGTGAGAACTGGTTTAGTCAGGTGTTTAATCAAGGAACTCTTCAGACTTCTGAAGTTCTCGATGACCTTGAGAGCACCAATGATGGCTTACCTTACGATGACGCTTATATTGGGAGCGTTTTGCTTCCACAGAACGAAATCGTTGATGAAATCGTGTTCCGCAACACAGCGGATCGCCCGGCTCCGGGTTCACGTTTGAGTATTGGCGGCTTTACTGCGCCATGTGGTTTGATTCGTATTGACCACTTGGCCGGAGCAACGCTACGAATGTACGTTGATTTGGTTCCTGGATCCCATCGAGGATACCTTTGTGAAAAGATGGGGGACATGTGAGTGTCTCCAGAAGTTGAGACAGTCAAGGAGGCGGTTACTACCGCATCCCTCCTCAATCACTTGAAAAACAACAGAATCGAGTATTTGCTCGGTATCGGTCTGTTGCACCTGTTAGGTGTTAGTGATCGCCTTCTGGCACAAGTCAGCGGAGTCTGTTTCTGATGACAGACGAGACCCCTTGCAGCCATTGCGGCGGGGTTGACTTGGATAGGTTCTTTGTTAAGGACCATGGTGTTAATCATGTCATTTGTAACGGATGTTCTCAGGAGTGGATTGAATGATTACTCCAGTCTTCACTACGCCTTGGGCACAGTGGAGTTATGATACCGCTAGGGAAGATGGTATATCGACCGATCAGGAAGTTATGATTCATGGGTATCTGCAAGTGGCTAATGCATTAAGCCACACCGCTATTCCCATTAGTATGACAAGGATGAGCAATCCACACATCCTGTCTTATGGGTACGCTGGGATTAGCGCAGAGCGCCACGGCATCGCCGCCGCAATGGCGGATCGCAAAGCGTTTCAACGTGCTTCTTCAGCTGCTTTCAAAGTTGGAGAAGATATTGGATACCACTTAGGAGCGCATTATCACATGGGTGACGTATCCAAGAAAGCCTTGGCAAAGAGACACCTTCGTGGAAAGGCCATGGCTAAAATTGGTGGGCGTATTGCCTCCAGAGCCATTCCCGGTTTGGGATGGGCCCTGTTAGCTTATGACGCATATGATTTGGTTGCAAATCAGCGTTTATTTGGCGTACAACTTTAAGCGTAATTTGCCTCGTTTGGGGCATGAGCGGGAAAGTGACAACGGATTTAATCTTGATTATTCGGACAGCAAGGGTGCAACCGTGCATCCGATGCGGCTACACCTATTGTGGGTGTTGGCGATAAATGAAGTGCAAAACTTGCACGACAGTAACACGGATCTACGGATCGTGTGAACAAGTAGCCCCATGGCTTTGTACTTGTGAGAAACCGAAAGGTTCGCAAGAAAATAAAACAACGGTACAGGATGCATTCTGGTGCAAGACTGGCTGTTGCGAAGGGAGGCGCTGCATGTATGCACGTCCCGGCAGATGGGTATTCACCCAGAAGCGTGCGTAATCACGCACAAGCAGGCGCAACGATTAAGCGCCTTCAACTCCGGTTGAAAGGCGGAGAAGATGGGAATCCGGGGCGAATGTCACGGAATACAGAGTGGTTCTCAAATTCGGAGGG